AGACGAAAAGTACATGGTGGAGCGAAGTTGACCCTTGGATTACTGACGCTTTATATTTGCACCCTGATTTTCGAGAATACTTTGAAATGAGGGCTGGGGCTTGTACGGACGGACTATACCCTACTGTAACGGTTCGCCAAATTATGTGGGCATTAAAAATGAAACCAATTCAGAAAGAACGATGGGAAACCGTATTCGATAGACGGGATATCTAAGCGCAAAAAACGCATCTCCCTTTATGAAAAGCCATTGAATTTTGAAGGGAGACATGGATTATGAAAACACTAAAGAACAAGCTATATGCTGTAGTATTACTTATTTGTGGGTACTTACCGGTACTTATCGACAAAGATGCAACAGCATTAGTATTCTTTGCGTTTATCGCAATACCGTTGTTCTTTGCAAAAGAAAACTGGATTTATTGAGGATTGAGCCGCTAACAACGGCTCTTTTCTTTTCGCCAAAATTACAACTCCTATTATGGAAAACGATGCTATTCGAAAGGAGTAAAAGGAGCATGGACGAAATGAAAATTGGTTCTAAATTCACTACGAGCATTATCTCGAAATTGGCGAGTTTGGCAATCCGAAAGAAATTTGGTTATGATGTAAAACTGAATTTGAATGAGGTAAAAGCCACAGTCGTTGACGGAAAGACGCATGTTCATCTGGATATAGATGCCGATCTTGAGAAAGATGAACTTACTAAAATCCTGAAAAGTATTGGTTTGTAAAATCTGAAAGGAGCTGCTAACAACGGCTCTTTTCTTTTGCCGCGCGAAATTTACAAGTCTTATTATGAGAGACGGGTTAGCTCAGTTGGTAGAGCGCCACACTTCCGTGGAGGTCGTCGGTTCGAATCCGATACAGTCTCTCTTGCTTTTTATTTTCGCATGAAAGGAGAAAAGACATGAGCATCGATCAGCTTGATTTAATCTTGTATGACATGTACCGCATGGACGCTTGGCTGCCGCCTTTGTTTGGTAAATGGGCTGAAGATTATAAAAAAGCGAGTTACTCACAATGGGCTGTCGACGAGCTCAGAGATTTTATCGCCGAACAGATTTACCCTCGAAAAGAAGGGTCTATTGATGAATTCTGTAAGCTCACGCACGAATTCATGATGAAGACAGCTAAGTATGCGAGGGTGAATCCAAACACAAGTCTTATGTTCCGATCTGCCAGTGAAATGGCAGCTAACATTTTAGACCTTCTAAGGGCTATGGAATAACAAAAACATGAAAGGAGAAAAGACATGAGCAAAAACCAAGCAATTCAAAAGTTGCTGCATAAGTCAGGGCTTTGCATCAGGAAATACTCGCCTGTTGCTTTGTCTTTTGTAGCATCAGCCGGCGTTGTGGTTACTGCAATCGCCGCAGCCAAAGCGACCCCACGAGCAGTAGCGTTAGTTTATGCAGACAGTCGCAAAAAGCATGATGGCGATCCATATGCGTACACCAAGAAAGAGGCGTTCATCGCTGCATGGAAATGTTATATTCCGGCAGTAGCATTTGGAGCTTCTACTATCGCTTGCATTATGGGTGCCAATGCCCTAAACCGACGCCAACAGGCAGCACTAACAAGTGCGTATGCGCTCGTCCAAAGTTCTTATAAGGAGTATAAAGATAAGCTGAAAGAACTCTATGGCGAAGAAGCTCATAATGCCATCATAGATTCTATCGCCAAAGAAAAGTGCAAGGACATCAGCATATCTGCGAATGGAGGTTGGTACGATTCTTCCCTCGATTTTGGTGAAGGCATGGAACCAGAAGTCTCCCGCACTTTTTACGATAGCTTTTCGCAGAGATATTTTGAGTCAACCATCGAAAAGGTCATTCAGGCTGAGTACCATCTGAACCGCAATTTCATGTTCGCAGGGGTCATCCCACTTAACGACTTTTATGAGTTTCTTGGACTTGAAAAGACGGAACTCGGAGACGCTGTTGGATGGTCAAACTGTAATGGTGATATTTATTGGATCGACTTTAATCATCACCGACTCACTTTGGATGACGGCATGGAGATCTATGTCATCGACATGGTTTTTGAGCCGACAGCCGAGTGGATGGAAGATCTATAAGTTCGCAAAAAATACATTTCACTTTATGAAAACGAAAAGGAGGTTTCGCTTTATGAATAATGCAAAATTAGTTAAAATCCTGGGTCTTGTCGCTACCGCAGTAGGTATGGGGGCTACGCTCCTCACTGACTGGGTGAACGAGAAGAAGATGGAAGAAAAAATTGATGAATGCATCAATGAGAAGCTTGCCGCACTTAGCGATGAAGAAGATGAGGAGGAGTCCTAACAAGGGCTCTTCTTTATTCGAACGATATGTGTGATACAAGCACGGCTGTTTCAATTATTCAACGATATGTTGATGAACATCTGTTCAGCCCATCCTTCACATGGCCAAAGTATGAATTCAGAAAAAGGTCATATCAGCAATGGGCTGCATATGAAATCTGTGATCGAATCATGGACAAGCCTTTCGACGATCCAATCACCATCATCGAAAACTTCATGTTCGAGATGGCTATGTATGCTTGTTACGGCGAGGATGAGCAGCGTAGCTTTATATTTCAGAATGCGGTCGAAACAGCTGAAGAATTAAGTCTACTATTTGTTTAACCGAAAGGAGAAAATCATGCCTAAACAAAGTTTAGCAAGCATTGCCAAGAGTGTACGGACGGCAATGAAAAAACATAGTCCTGAAATTCTCACCGGTATTGGAATTGCCGGCATGATTACCACCACTGTTATGGCGGTAAAAGCAACACCAAAAGCCCTGATTCTGCTTGAAGAAAAAAAAGATGAGCTGGATACGGACAGACTTGAGCCGAAGGATATCATCAAGACGGCTTGGCCTTGTTATATTCCGGCAGCCGTTGTAGGCTCCATCTCGGTCTTCTGCCTAATTGGAGCAAGCTCGACTAATCTTCGTCGGAATGCTGCTCTGGCAACTGCGTATACCCTTTCAGAGTCTACTTTGAAGGAGTATCAGGAAAAAGTCGTTGAGACAATTGGTGAGAAAAAGGAACAGTCCATTCGAGACTCTGTGTCGAAAGACAAGATGGTTAAGAACCCTGTTCGAGAAGTGATTCTCACTGAAAGCGGCGGCAACACGATCTGCTATGATGTCTTGTCCGGACGATATTTCAAGTCTGACAGAGACAAAATCACCCGGGTCATGAATGAACTGAATCGTCAGATGCGTGACGAAATGTATGTCACGCTGAACGATTTCTACTACGAACTCGGTTTGGATGGAACTAAGATGGGCGATATACTCGGATGGAACATCGATAAGGGTTACATTGACCTTGCATTCTCATCGCAGCTGGATGCAAACGGTACCCCCTGCCTGGTGATTGATTATCAGGTTGCTCCGGTTTATGACTACCAGTAAGCTACCGCGCGAAATTTACAACTTATTCAATGGAAGAACATTCCACAATTTCACACATTTGAAAGGAGATTTCACAATGAACAACAATGAGATCATGAACAACGAGGTCGTTGAAGCTACCGAAGAGGTTATCGAGAACGCTGGCTTGAGCAAGGGCGTAAAGATTGCTGCTGGTATCGGCTTGAGCGTAGTTGTAGGCGTGGTCGTCTACAAGTATGTAGCAAAGCCGGTAATTGCAAACATCAAAGCCCAGATCGAGCAGAAGAAGATGGCTGCTGAGGAGAAGACGGTTATCTTGGAAGAATCCGATGTTGTCACTGAAGACAACTGAAAATGCGAATTTGAGAAGTTCGGATAAGGGAGAGTACCTGTAACAAGGTGCTTTCCCTTTTTCTTTATCTCTCGAAAGGAGGAAAAAATATGCAGCAGTATCAATATGACGGTCCTGTTATGCGATTCGATGATTGCGTTCAGCATCGTTGGAAGGCAACTACTGTTGCTCCGACGGAAGCGAAAGCGAAGAGCAATCTCGCCTATCGATATAAAAAAGAAAACGGCTTGATGCCGAACACAAAAATTACTCTGCCCGGTAAGCTGATTCCGGCATAAGAAAGGAGATCACCCAGTGGAAGATTACAAATCTAATTCTGATAAGGCTCGTCAGGAGCAACAGTCAGAAAAGAAAGTCGAGGCGGTTATTACCGGGGCTGCAAAAACTCGAAAAAAAGGCGAGATGCAAAAATTCGCAGATGTCTTTATTGCAGAAGATGCAAACAATGTCAAATCTTATATTTTGATGGAGGTCATTGTGCCTGCTGTCAAGAAAGCGATTTCTGACATTGTCACTACCGGTATTGACATGATTCTGTACGGCGAGGCAGGTCGCAGCAAGAAAAACGGAACGGCATCTAAGGTGTCTTATCGGAACTACTACGATCAAGGCACAGACAGAGTGCGTGCAGGTTCCGTCGGCAATAGACGCAATACACCTGACTATGATGATATTCTCTTCGATACTCGTGGAGATGCAGAAGCGGTTCTCGATGCAATGAACGATATTATCAGTCAGTACGGAACGGTGAGCGTGTCCGATTTCTATGATCTCGCTCGTGTTCCCAATGATAATTTCACTATGAACCGCTACGGTTGGACAAACATTGGCGGTGCAACTGCGGTACGAGTTCGAGATGGTTATATTCTGAAACTGCCTCGTGCTATCCCGCTGAATTGAAAGGAGAAAAATAATGCTTGAATGCAAAATTTGTGGCACTAAATTCGATGCCATTATCGAGAGACATTATATTGCTCGTGATAACGGAAAGACTGGTTTGGCAGTTACCTTTGGCTCTACTGCCGAAGAAAGTTTATATGACACATTTGATTGCCCGATGTGCGGCTGTCAGGTAATTGCTAAGGAGCGTAAGCGTGACTATATTCCGTTTATTTCTACAGATGAGGAGGATGCAGATGATGACCAGATCTGAGACTCTCGATAAAGCAAAGGCTTGCGTATGTGGGCAGAGAGAGAACGAATACGGCTCTCCGGAAGATAACTTCACTGCTATTGCAGGCTTCTGGAGCGTCTATAAAGGCGTTGAATTTACCGCAAATGATGTTGCCATGATGATGGCGCTTCTTAAGATCGCACGAATCAGGACAGGAACGGCTACGGACGACAGCTATGTCGATTTGGCTGGATACGCTGCCTGTGGTGCTGAAATCAACTCTAAAAACTGAAAAGGAGAATAGCAAACCATGAAAAATAAAACTGAAATTATGAAGAGCGTGAACGGCGTGGCTTCCAAGGCCGTTATGAAGCTCAAGAAGCACAGCCCCGAGATTCTCGTTGTGGCTGGTATTGCCGGTACGGTCGTAAGTGCCGTTCTCGCTTGCAAGGCCACCACTAAGGTAGCTGAGATTCTCGATGAAACTAAGGGTACTCTCGATACCATCCATGATGGAATGGAGACCGGTGCAATCAATGGTCATGAGTATACGAACGAGGATGGCAAGAAGGACACGGTTGAGGTCTATGCTCAGACCGGAATGAAGCTCGCAAAGCTTTATGGTCCTGCCATTATTCTTGGCACTCTGTCCATCACCAGTATTCTGGCATCTAACAATATTCTGCGTAAACGCAATGTGGCTCTTGGTGCTGCTTATGCTGCAATCGATAAGAGCTTCAAGGAGTATCGTGGTCGAGTTATCGAGCGTTTCGGCGAGCAGGTCGATACCGAACTCAAGTATGGTATTAAGGCAAAGAAGTTCGAGGAAATCGAAGTTGATCCCGAGACCGGAAAGGAGAAGAAGGTCAAGAAGACTGTGATGGTCGCCGACCCTAATCTCCAGAGCGATTATGCTGTATATTTCGACAGTAAGAGCCGCAACTACGAAACCAATCCCGATTACAACCGCATGTTCCTTAAGGCACAGCAGGCATTTGCAAATGACAAGCTTCAGACCCGTGGTCACCTCTTCCTGAATGAGGTTCTGGACGATCTTGATCTTCCTCGTACCCCTGCTGGTCAGATTGTCGGTTGGACAAAGGATGGTCCGGACGGCTACGTTAATTTCCGAATCGTTGAGGTAGAGCGTGAGACCGAGGATGGTCGTCATGAGCCGGCGCTTCTTCTCGATTTCAATGTTGAGGGCAACATCTGGGAAAAGATGTAATCAATCACCTTCAGACCTGGACTTGGGGTGATATTTTTAATGTAAAGGAGTTTTAACAATGCGCATCAAACCACGAGCGATAGCCACCGTTCTCTGCATGATATTCTTTGTTGGTTTTGCAGTATGCGGCGTGGTTCGCTCTACAGATAAAGAAACATTGGAGATTAAGCAATCTTATCCGGTTCTTGCGGAGGCAGAGCCGATGATTATGGCTGATCTTCTGATGGAATCTCCTGACTTAACGCCTGAGGTTGAGAAAGAGCCAGACTACCCTCTTACACAAGAGGAAATCGACCTCATAGCACTCGTAACCATGGGTGAAGCTGAAGGAGAAACAGAACTGGGAAAACGCTTAGTCATTGATACAATTCTTAACCGTATTGACCATACATCTTTCCCGGATACTGTGTACGATGTTGTTTATCAACCCAATCAGTTCAGCGTAATGTGGAACAGCAGGATTGACCGTTGTTATGTCATGCCTGAGATTGTTGAGTTGGTAAAGGAAGAACTTTTGGAACGGACAAATTACGATTGTGTGTTCTTCATGGCCGGAGGATACAGCAAGTATGGTGAGCCTTTGTTTCAGGAGTGTTGTCACTACTTTTCGAGTTATGACTGAAAGGAGAACATAAAATGAAAGCTTTGTTTTCGTACATTCTTTCCACTATGGCAGGGCTTTGTCTCGTAGGAGGCATTGCTGTTCTCTCTGGTGGAAAGGAGTAAATGATGGATATTTTGGATGATTTCATCTCAACCGTCGACGCCATGCTGGACAGTCGGCGGAAAAGACACATTACTGGCGGGATTCTCCTGAGTGCAGCATTGCTGTTCGGAGGTCTCGCCATTACTGTTGTCACAATTCAAACTGACGAGGAGGAATACGAAGATGAGTAAAACCGGTTTTGCCATGTTCTTAGCTGGGGCTACAGTAGGCGCCGCAGCGACATGGCTTTGTCTTAGACGGTATTACGAGCAGATCACGCAGGAAGAGATTGATTCTGTGAAGGCAGCATTTGCCGAAAGAAAGCCCGTAATCGCTAATATTGCCAAGAACGAAAAGAGCAATGAAAAGCAGGAGGAGAATCAGCATAAGGCAGATATTGCCAAGCTGAAACCCGACCTGGTGAACTATGCAGCTAAGCTCCAGGAAGAGGGTTATACCAATTACACGGAGCATAGCAAGAAAAATACTGAAGAAAAAAAGGATGAGCCTATGCCCAATGAACCTTATGTCATCTCTCCGGACGACTACGGTGAGAATGACAATTACACGCAGATCAGTCTGGTCTATTATGCTGGTGACGGAGTCCTTGCCGACGATGAAGATGAAGTCGTCGAGGATATTGAGGACACTGTTGGCGAGGACTTTGCTGAACATTTCGGAGAGTATGAGGACGATTCGGTCTTTATTCGTAACGACCGTCTGAGATGCGATTATGAAATTCTCAGAGACAATCGCTCTTTCTCCGATGTGGCTGAAGGCTCCAACTACTAATAGGAGGATCGAATGACTGAAATTGAGCTGAACAATGAATATTTTGAGTGGATGTGTCAGCTCGTATGTAACGAACGATATAGCCGGAGGCTGTCTTATCAGAAGCTTCTTCGTCATCTGCATAATATTGATTTTCAATATATGCTGCCGATGGACGGAAATCGAGCAGAAGATGGGATAGACCTCCGGTATCGTTTTGGTTATGAAAAAGAATACGAGGGTCTTATGATTGCCAGTTATCTGGATAACCGCCCTTGCAGTGTATTGGAGATGCTTATTGCCTTAGCGTTTCGTTGCGAAGAACATATTATGACCGACCCGGATATCGGTAACCGCATGGGACAGTGGTTCTGGAACATGATTGTCAGTCTGGGTTTAGGGTCGATGAGTGATTCTCGATTTGATGCGGCGTATACGGACGATGTAATATCTCGATTTATGAACCGCAAATACAAGCGAAATGGCGAAGGCGGTTTGTTTACCGTCGAACGCTGCAAGTATGACATGAGAACTGTTGAAATCTGGTGGCAGATGAATTGGTATTTGGACAGCATCCTATGAAGGAGAATTATCATGATTCATACGCAAGTGTACGGGTTTTTTCAGACATGCTTACCCGACCAGGCAAAGGAGGTAAAAGAATACTTCCCAAATGGTAAAAACAGCATTCGAATTCGCAAAACCAACGGACAGGAATTTATATTTTCGTTGAGAGAGCCGAAGGCTTGGAAGTTTGAAACGATCGATCAATTTCTTGTCGACATGAAAGGAGAAAAGAAACATGGATGAAGTGATTCGTTATATTTTCGGAAGTCTTCGCTGCTCCGAAACTGCGATGCGTGTGTTTGCTAAGACACTCAGAAAACAGAGGTCTTTCAATCGCAGCACCGTCATGGTCGCCACGGTTATGACTGTGCACATGCTTATCCAGGACTTGGAGATTCGCAGTATGCGTGACGAGATCGGGAACCTTAAAAACGAAATTAAGGAGCTTAGAAAAACGGAAGGAGACTAAAGAACTTCGATGATCGACTTTTTAATGATTTCGACCCGTAGTACGAAGCGTGGTGTAATAGAAATCTATCCGAAGTTTATCATTAAGAAAAGCTCCGACCTGATGATTAGAGGCGGTGACTTCTATGCCATTTGGTTAGAAGACCGAGGTTTATGGTCTACGGATGAGCAAGATGCGCTCCAGCTTATTGACCGGGAACTTGACAAGTATGCAGAGGAAAACCGCAAAAACTTTGATTCAAGTATTAAAGTTCTGCACATGTGGGATTCCGAATCCGGAATGATCGATTCGTGGCACAAATACTGTCAAAAGCAGATGCGAGACTCTTTCCACATGCTTGATGAGAAACTTATATTCTCCAATACTCCGACAAACAAAAAAGACTATGCAAGTAAGCGGCTGAACTATCCTCTTGAGGAAGGGACCACGGATGCATGGAATAAGTTGATGTCCACAATTTACTCTGAAGAAGAGCGAACGAAAATTGAATGGGCTATTGGTTCTATTGTCTGTGGAGAGTCGAAGAAATTGCAGAAATTTATGGTTCTGTACGGTGCAGCAGGTACGGGTAAATCTACGGTTCTGAATATTATTCAGCAGCTCTTTGAGGGATATTACTCGGTCTTTGACGCTAAGGCACTGGGTTCATCCAGTAACTCCTTTGCATTGGAGGCATTCAAGACGAATCCGCTTGTGGCGATTCAGCATGATGGTGATCTGTCTCGTATTGAGGATAACACTCGACTGAATAGTTTGGTTTCTCACGAGCTGATGACAGTAAATGAAAAGTTCAAATCGACCTACGCAAACCGCTTCAAGTGCTTCCTGTTCATGGGCACCAATAAACCGGTCAAGATTACGGACGCAAAGTCAGGTCTTATCAGACGATTGATCGATGTGTCCCCTTCCGGAAATAAATTAAGTCCCAAGGAATACAAGGCGGTGACAAAGCAGATCGAATTTGAACTCGGTGCAATTGCTTATCATTGCCAGGAAGTCTATCTGGAGAATCCGGGCAGATATGATGATTATATTCCCGTGACGATGCTCGGTGCATCTAATGATTTCTATAACTTCATTATTGATTCTTACCATGTCTTCAAGAAAGAAGACGGGACAACTCTCAAAGCCTCATGGGAGATGTATAAAACCTATTGCGATGAGGCAAAAGTTACATTCCCGTTCTCTCAGAGGATATTTAAGGAGGAACTGAAAAACTACTTCCGGGATTACAAGGAGAGATTCAATCTTGATGACGGAACTCGTGTGCGAAGCTATTACATTGGCTTTCGAACCGAAAAATTCGAGGATAAGGCACTTACCGAGCAAGACGAGCCTGAGCATAAACAGATCGAATTCTTAAAACAGAAATCGGTCTTCGATAGAGAATGCGCAGATTGTCCTGCTCAGTATGCTTCGGCTAAAGAGACACCAACTTCCAAATGGGATGAAGTTTCAACTAAGCTAAGCGACTTGACTACATCAAGATTGCATTATGTGAAAGTCCCGGAGAACCACATTGTTATCGACTTTGATATTCAGGATAAGGACGGCAATAAGTCGTATGAACTGAATCTCAAAGAAGCGAGTAAATGGCCGCCGACCTATGCTGAACTCAGCAAAAGCGGTCAGGGCATCCACCTTCATTATATTTATGCCGGTGATGTCAGCAAGCTCAGCCGAGTGTACGACGATCATATTGAAGTGAAGGTCTTCACCGGTAAAAGCTCGCTGCGCAGAAAGCTGACAAAGTGTAATGATCTGCCTATCGCAACGATCAACTCGGGTTTACCACTGAAAGGAGAAAAACAAGTGATAAATTTTGAAGGAGTGAAGAGCGAGAAAGGGCTTAGAACGCAAATCAAGCGAAATCTGAACAAGGAGTACCATCCAGCAACAAAGCCCAGTATCGACTTCATTTACAAAATTCTTGAGGATGCTTATGCAAGCGGACTCAATTATGATGTGACTGATATGCGCAATGCTGTCTTGGCATTTGCGGCGAGCAGCACACATCAAGCGGATTACTGTATCAAGTTAGTAAACAAGATGCAGTTTAAGTCCGCAGACCAGTCAGCAGGAGCAAAAAATGATGATGCCAAGCTCGTGTTTTACGATGTTGAGGTGTTTCCGAACCTGTTTCTGGTGAACTGGAAAATTGAGGGTGAAGGTAAGCCGGTGGTTCGTATGATTAACCCCACCCCGACTGAGATCGAGGAACTGATGCGATTCCGTCTGGTTGGCTTCAACTGCCGTCGGTACGATAATCATATTCTCTATGCCCGGTTGATGGGGTATACAAACGAACAACTTTATAATCTCTCAACAAAGATCATCAATGGCAGCGCAAATTGCTTCTTTGGCGAAGCCTATAATGTGTCCTATACGGATGTGTATGACTTTTCCAGTAAGAAGCAGTCCCTGAAGAAATTCGAGATTGAACTGGGTATTCACCATCAGGAACTTGGTCTTCCCTGGGATAAGCCTGTACCGGAGGAGCTTTGGACAAAGGTTGCTGAGTATTGTGACAACGATGTCATTGCAACAGAAGCAACCTTTAATGCTCGTAAAGCAGACTTCACGGCTCGTCAGATTCTGGCGGATGTTGCGGGGATGTCAGTTAATGATACGACGAACTCGCTGACCACCAAAATTATATTTGGCAACAACCGCAAGCCTCAGGATCAGTTCAATTACCGTTTCATGGGTGACGAGAGTCAGATCTTCGATCCTAATGCGGATCTTCCGTTTACAATGGGGCTTGAAGACTACGACGAATTCACACAGTTCGATAAAAACCATCGTCCCATCTTTCCTGGCTACACATTCGAGGGCGGCAAGTCTGTCTACAGAGGTGAAGAAGTCGGTGAGGGCGGCTATGTATATTCTGAACCCGGTATGTACAGTAACATTGCTCTGTTGGATATTGCCTCTATGCATCCGAGCAGTATTGTAGCAGAAGAACTCTTCGGACCTGAATACACGAAACGGTTCAATGAAATTCTCCAGGCTCGTATTGCTATCAAGCATAAGGATTTTGACAAAGCAAAGAAGATGCTGGGTGGTGCATTGGCTAAGTACCTGACTGACGAGAATGCTGCGGCTGACTTGGCACAGGCTCTGAAAATTGCAATTAACTCCGTGTACGGTCTGACCTCAGCCGGATTTGAAAACCCGTTCCGGGATAACCGTAACAAGGATAACATCGTTGCGAAGCGTGGAGCTCTGTTTATGGTCAATCTCAAGCACGCTGTTCAGAGTCAGGGCTTTACTGTGGCACACATCAAAACCGACTCCATCAAGATTCCAGACGCAACGCCTGAGATCATCAAGTTTGTGACTGAGTACGGCAAACTGTATGGGTACAACTTTGAGCACGAAGCAACCTATGATCGTATGTGTCTGGTGAACGATGCAGTTTATATTGCTCGATATGCTACGGTTGAGAAGTGCTGCGACCTGTATGGGAAAAAGTACATCGACTCCGCAAAAGATATTTGCAAGGAGAACAAGAAGCATCCGTATGCGTGGTCAGCAACCGGTACACAGTTCCAGATTCCTTATGTTTTCAAGACGCTCTTCAGCAAGGAGAACATCGAGTTCGAGGATATGTGCGAGACGAAATCTGTAACTTCCTCGCTCTATCTTGACATGAACGAGGCTCTGCCGGATGTAAGTGCCCTTGAAGCGGAAAGAGATAAACTGTGGAAACAGATTACCGATTCTAAACGCATGACTAAGCCGATGTCCACTGAATGTGAGCGTGTCGAAGAATTAACGGACGAAATTGCCAAGGGTCATAACTACCACTTTATCGGAAAAGTTGGTCAGTTCTGCCCGATTAAGCCTGGCTGCGGAGGCGGCATCCTGCTTCGTGAAACAGAAAACAAGAAGACTGGTGAAAAAGGTTATGCTGCGGCGACCGGTTCCAAAGGTTTCCGTTGGCTTGAATCCGAGATGGTCAAGCAGTTGGACAAGCAGAGCGACATTGACCGTGGTTATTATAACAACATGGTAGACGAAGCAGTCAAGTCTCTGTCTGTTTATGGTGACTTCGAACGCTTTGCGGCGGACGAACCGTATGTTTCGGATAACACACCACCGTGGTTCGGAGCTGGCGAGCCTCATGAGGACGATACTACGCCGTTTGATGTGAGGTAATGCTTATGATTTTAATTCTGTTAATTGCTGTGTTCATTTATATTTTGTGCACGGCTGATTCTACCGAGTCCTGTATTCCCAATGAGGAGTGCAGGACTTGTCCATTTCCATGCGATAAACGCAAAAATTGAAAGGAGAAACTAATTATGGCTTATAAAGCAGTAGACAACATCATCATCGAGAATGCTCGAATTATCTTCCGCAACTTTAAGGGTGAGGAGTCCAAGTACAATCGTGCTGGCTCCCGCAATTTCTGCGTGGTCATTGAAGATCCCGATATGGCGCAGAAGCTTATTGAGGATGGCTGGAATGTTCGTGTTTTGGCTCCTCGTGATGAGGACGAGGCTCCTCGCCATTATATTCAGGTGGCGGTCAGCTTCGACAACATCCCCCCGAAGGTTATTATGATTACTCGTCGAGCTAAGACTCAGCTGGATGAGGAGTCTATCGGAACTCTGGACTTCGCAGAGATCCGCAATGTCGACCTGACTATCCGTCCCTACAACTGGGAGGTCAATGGTAAGACTGGCGTCAAGGCATACCTTAAGACGATGTATGTCACCATTGAAGAAGACGAATTCGCTGAAAAGTATGCCGAAACGGAGGGTCCTGAGGAGATGCCCTTCTAAAGGTGAATAGGTGCCAGCTTAGTACATGTCTGGTTAAATGTCCAGTAAGGTCTCGATTAGGTGTGCACGCCTATGACGGTAAGAGGAAACAGCCTTATTCTCTTTAATAACCGAAAGGAGGTAAAGCCATGTTGTGGCAGAAAAAGAAGAAACGCAAAAAGGCTACTAAATCTAAAGCAGTTACTCAGACTGCTCCTCATCAGCCGGTGGAAGAGCTTCCGCAAACGACTGAGCCTGAGAAAGAAGAAACGCCAAAGCAAAAAAAGCCCGCTGGTAAAAAATGCAAAAAGGTTTTGTCTCCGGAAAAAGCTTTCTTAGATGCATTCGGACGATTGACTAACCGACATCGGGCTTGGGATGTTTGGCGTGACTTTATTATTATGTTCGCTTGTTCGCTATCTAATCCTCTCGATAAGGAGCACCGGGATAAGCGAGAAGCGTTATATTTGGAAATCATCAAAAAGTACAATAAGCAGGAACAAGAGGTGTTTCCTGAACTGGCTGCTCAGACTGTCTTGGCTTTGGAAGAAAATCCGGAGCAGGACTTTCTGGGCAGCATTTTCATGTCCCTTAAGCTCGGTGACGAGCATAACGGTCAGATCTTTACACCGTATCATGTCTGTGAACTAATGGCTGAAATGACGATGGACGATGTTGTAAAAAAGGTAGAACAGGACGGTTATATTTCAATCAATGACCCTTGCTGTGGTGCAGGGGCGACATTGATTGCGGCAATTCACGCTGCAAGGAAGCAGTTGGAAAAAGCAAATCTGAACCATCAAAATCATCTTCTCGTCGTTGCACAGGACATCGATGAAACGGTGGCGCTGATGTGTTATATTCAGCTTTCGCTTTTGGGGGTAGCGGGATATGTAAAGGTCGGAAATTCTCTGACAGAGCCGATGACAGATAACGACGACAAAGAGAATTACTGGTTCACTCCAATGTATTTTTCTAATGTCTGGGTGCTGCGTCGAATCTTCGGAGGGCGCTGATGGCAGGCATATCACTTCGAGACTATCAAACAGATGCTGTTGAGAGAATGAAAAACGGCTGCATTCTCTGTGGCGGTGTTGGTAGTGGCAAATCCAGAACAGCTTTAGCCTATTACTACAAACAGAATGGTGGTAAGCTCGGCACAAAAAGTTATATTCGGATGCCGGGTACGCCAAAAGACCTGTACATCATCACCACGGCGAGAAAAAGAGATACTTTGGAATGGGAGGGTGAGCTTTCGCCCTTCCTTCTCTCTGTTCACGCGGAAGTCAATACCTATAAAAATAAAGTCGTCGTTGATTCCTGGAACAACATCGGGAAATATGCAACGGTTACGGATGCGTTTTTTATATTTGACGAGCAGCGTGTTGTTGGTTCAGGAGCATGGGTTAAGGCATTCCTGAAAATTGCCAAGTTTAACGAATGGATTCTACTATCTGCCACCCCAGGAGACACATGGGAGGATTATATTCCTGTTTTTGTTGCAAACGGCTTTTACAAGAACCGAACTGCCTTCAAGGAAGAACACATGGTCATGACCTGGGTGAATGGAAAGTATCCAAAAGTAGACAGATATTTAGGAGTCGGACGACTCATCCGGCTTCGTAATCGCATTCTTGTGGATATGGATTTCAAGCGGGAAACCTGTTCACACCATGAGGATGTTTATGTCAATTATGATGTTGCGAAGTATAAAGAGGCAAGCCGTCTTCGCTGGAATCCATATAAAAACGAGCCGATTGTCAATGCTGGGGAGCTCTGCTATGTATGGCGACGCATCGTAAACGAGGATGAGTCCAGACAAATCGCTCTAATGGAACTGTTTGAGAAGCATCCCAAAATGATCGTCTTCTACAATTTCGACTATGAACTTGATATTCTGAAAAATCTCTACTATGGAGAAAATGTTGAGATTGCAGAATGGAACGGTCACAAGCATCAACCGATTCCAACTTGCGACAGCTGGGTGTATCTGGTTCAGTATACTGCTGGAGCCGAAGGATGGAACTGCATTAGTACGGATACCATTGTGTTTTACTCGCAGAACTACTCCTACAAAATTATGAAGCAATCAGCAGGACGAACTGACCGCTTAAATACACCGTTCAAAGATTTGTATTACTACCATCTGAAGTCCCGTTCCGGCATTGATTTGGCTATCAGTAGAGCATTGAGCGAGAAACGGAATTTCAACGAAACCAAGTATGTCGGCAGCTATAAACCCAAAGCTGCCTGAGAAAGAAGGTGACGAACGATGGCGTTGGCAAGACTGACGAAGCAATGCCGTGAATGCCCTTTTGTCGAGACCTGTGAGCACAAGGAAATGGAAGCATTGGGATATTTACCAGAACCGATTATGGCAGATGCCAAAGCCCCGGTTACTGCTGATATAGCAGCTCCCATTTTGAGAGAAACTGTAAGCCGTGTAGTAGACGGCAAAGTTGTAACAATGTATAAGGACGAGTTGGAGAAGATCCTTTATAAAGATTTATATTCTCATCTCGGACTTCAGATTGGAGGATAATATATGCCTGAATACGAAAAAGATACATTATATCGTCCCGAAACGAAGAAGAGTGGTAGCCTTGCTTATAAAATCGGGCAGGCTATCGCTATTCTGATGTCTTTGTGTGCCAGTGCGATTATCGTAGCGGCGACGATCAAGCTTATTATGTGGATTTTGTAAGGAGTTTTTGCAGATGAATGAAGAAAAGGAAGTCTATTTTGACCAGTATTGCAAATCGTGCAAGCACCACGGTCTTGAAGAGTCCAAAGACCCGTGCAATGACTGTCTCACAGAACCCAGCAATACAAATTCCCACAAACCAATGAACTATGAAAGCAAAAACAATTCTTGATGCCGAGAAAAAGGATGCGATTGATATTGCAACGGAACTTTGCTATAGCGAAGAAGTTAAGAGAAAAATTGCACAGGCAAAATCTGTTTATGAAATTGGTCGCATCCTTAAACAGGCACGGCTCGATCAAGAGTGATATTTCTGAAAGGAGAAAAGAAACATGAATCTTGAGGAGTTCAGAAAGGCACTTTCGTCAGATGCTACTGAAGAGAATGCACAACTGAAAAGACAGTTGTCAGACCTTCAGACTGAATACCATGAAAAGCTTTCAAAACTCGAAAATGAAAACGATTCACTTAAAGAAAGTTGTCGGGTTTTATGCAATCGATGCTTTACTCTTACGAGAGGTGTTACTTGTCTATTTTGTGGTCTCGATTACCCCTGCCCTCATATGCCGGGGCTTGAGGAACAGGTGGCTATGGCTCATAAATTGAGAAAGGAGATCGAAAAAAATGGCTAATGGGTATCGTAATGCTCTTGTTCAGCAAATAAAAGACGCAGGTCAAGAACTTATCAACCGA